CCCCCAGCTTAAGCCAGTACTTTTATACTTGTTTTCAAGTCTACAAGTTCATTCCTTGTATGATGCTTTGCAACCCGCCGATCAAAGGTGATGCGCCGGGAAACACAGTGGATGCTATAGGTCCCAAAATTGAAGCCACATCACTAAAAATTCCACGAGAATTCAACTCCGAAGCTGCATATGAGCTGAGTTGATTACCGGAAAATTCAAGCATTGGTGGCATTGCATTTAGTACCTTGAGAAAACGTGACATTTCGTTCTTAGAAATTGTCATGTCAGTGTCCATGTTGTTTGTTGCAACGGTATCCATTGTAAAAGGTGAAGTATCCTCCACCGTCAACTCCCACATTGTTGTTTGTGAGATTTGGAATCTACCTTGGTCACATTGTACCTGAACCACAGGTAAAAGGAATTCGTCGGCCATATGTGCTATTTGATCAACCCCTTCGATAATATCAGGGATTATTTGCGTTCTAACTTTGTTAGTATTATTAGCATTACGCGGATCGATTAAGTCCGTCGATTTGAAAATAACTCTGAAAAGAACGTCAAGAGCAGATATGCCGGCTGAAGTTGGATATGTGTTATTAGTGGATATCGCAGTGATAGCATTACGAAGCGCAGTAAGTAACACCAGATTAAGATTGGCGTAATTCGCTGCATTCGCGTCAAAAGTCGTTGATATCGTTTGTGGAACATAACTTATGCCTGCTGCATTAGGTTGAGTAATAATTTTGCGAATAGTGCAAATAACTTCTAGAGTGTCACTAAACTTCAAGAAGCCTGTTGTGGCGTTCAAGGAGAAAAATGCAGCTCCATATTTATTTGTAAGATCCTGGCTAAATTTGGCAGTATCAATAGCGAATGATGATAAGGCAGTTATGGTGTTAAATGAAGCGATCAGGGAGGTAGCAGTGGCAGTTAAAGGTACTCCTAGACCATCATAAGAAAAGGCGCCGTTCGTAGCTTCATTGCTGAAAATGATGTTAATCACTTCTAGCATGGTGGCACCCGGTTTGTTGATCTCTATTTCATCATCGTTTTCATCGATGTAATCCCAATCAAAGATTGGGTTGACATGTTGCGCTGTAACGCTAATCATGCCGTCAACACCGGTATTCACATTATCAACTTTAGATAATGGTGAGAAAGAACTTAGTTCCTCTCTATCAGTAATTCTTGCTGCCCAATAAGTACCGTTTTTGTCAATCTCTTTACCAACCCACATCATTGTACCAGTTGCCAAAAGGCAACGATACTGTTTGAAATCTTTTGCAGGGATGAAAGTGAAATCAGGGTCTAATTCACCAATGAAGCCGATTTTGTTGCCCATGATGAAATATTCATAATCTCCACCTTGTCTAGGTTGGTCAGCGATATAACGTGCGCCAGAAATTTCCAAAGGAAATTTACTAAATATTTGGGCGACGATGATTGGTGATGCGAACCACATAACTTTAAAGTCATCACCTTGGTTAGTGGTTTTAACAGTAAAAGTGGATTCATAAGTAAAGGACTTCTTAGGTGTGACGCTCTGATCTATATTAAAGCGAAAACCTTTTTGACCCTGAGAAGCTTTTGGACTCAGAGCTGATAATAGCAAACGAGGCAAGGCTTTCTTCGCTGTCAAAGCTCTGACATGTCCCGTTGATGCAACTCTCGATAAGTTCGATTGCATAGGCGAGGATCTCTGAAACCCTGTCGCGCTCCGCATTTCTCCCGCGATAATTGCAGGTACAGATATATTTTGGGGCTTCGGTGTCTTGTTTTTCTTCCCGGGGCTTTTGTTCTTCCCTTTGTTGTCCTTCCTCTTCTTCGGTGTTTGTGGTTTGCCTTTCGCAATGTTGTATGCTCGGCGACACTTCTTGCAATACAAGAACTTGTCTGGAACTGTGATTTTTCCTTGGCATCCTGGGGTGTGGCAATTGTCTTTCATTTGAGTATTAATAGTTATAAAATTTATTTTAGTAGACTTGTTTGTTAGATTTAAATTTCGATTAATCAAGTTAAAAAATAATTAAAACAAGGGTCTATAGGGGTCCACACTAAACTACATATTCGGTAAAAATACGAGGTTTTGCTTTGTTCCAGTCGCTAGTTTTTAGACTAGACAACCAGGCAAACATCTGTCGTAATTCGCTCTCGTTAACTTGTAATTCAGTGTGGTTTTTATAAAATTGATTGAGCTGGTAAATTCCACGCTCATACTCTGTGTTGTTGGTGATGATACTCATAGTATCTTGCAGTCCGATAATCGACTCGTTAAATTTCTCTCTCGTTACATGTAGTTTCATTTGTGTCTTAACGACACGGCGGAAAAGATCTGGCATCCAGCCATCTTGATGAATAATGTAACCAACGTATTCAATAACGCCAGTATCATCCATCATGATTTTATATTTCCACCCTAAACTTTCTAAAAACGTAAGATTTGCTTTATCGATTGTTATGACATCAAAAATACCACTATCATCGCCTTGTATCATGACAGGTCCGTCGATAGTGTTAGAAAAATCTAATATCATGCCTATTTGAGCCATATTATTAATGCTGTTTCCTGCTAAAGTATATTGTTCACCAGATAATTTTTTTAAAATGCCATCTAAACTCATGCGACCATTTTTGGTAATACAAACCATGCGCCAACTTAAACGTTGTTGCAGAAAAGTATCGATAATAAAACCAAAAGTATGATATCTATGGTATGGAGTCATTGAAGCATTTTTAATGATGTTGTGAAAACGTGTCGTAGGCCGCGGTGCGATAATCATATCGCGACTCTCTCTGTTTTCTGGTTTAACTCTCTGACAATAAAATATTTGCGCATCAAATAAAATGTTATTCTCATTATTTGATGAATCCCACTCGGTAGCATCGCACATAAAACCAGTCATATTTTTAAGGCATTTATTTTGCACATTCTCTTTAAACCAATCTTTATAAGTTGAGATGCTGTCACCCGATGTGATTTTGACGTTGGGTTTCAAAACTTTCTGCAAACTGTGCAAAGCACACCTAGCAGAAGCTGCACAAATTATATTCATGGTTTTACTAACAGCAGAAACGCCTTGACCAGCTTTGAACTTTTCATGATAGTCATGTTTTTCACTGTATTTAACTTGTGATTTCATGAAAAAATCTATGCCAGTTTTGACTTCATCATTCGTTTGGTTCAAAATGTCGCCGATTTTCTTGTTCTCAAGTAACTCTCTGTATGCCAATAAAGCAGTTTTCTGTGCTTCAGACATCTTGTCGGGTTTTGAGGTTGTTTCAGTTAGTTTCTTTTGCAACTTGTCAAGATACGCGTATGCTTCTGCAGCAAATTCTTCGTCCGTAACGTAAAATGAATCTTTCAATTCATCGACTGTATTACAAGTTGTAAAAGTTAATAAACCTTTCCAATATTTTTCAACGACTTCATTAATGTCTTTAGTTGTTTTGCCGTCGTTATTTCTGAAGCTTGGTTTTGAGTATCTGACCAATAGAGATTGTGGAACAATGTGAGCAGTCTTGCTATCATAAACGTTTGCGCATTTCTTCGCAGATAATAAAGATCTACCAATTTCCTCTCGACTTTTACCAGCTTGCAAATGATCAAAAGTACCTCGAAAAGTGCCTGAAAGCACATTATATTTTGGTGACACGATCATAGTAGTTGTCTTGGTTTCAAAAGGATCATTGGGGTTGGAGAAATTTCTATCCATAGCATCTTTGATTACTTCTTCATTTACTTTCTCGACACAGATTTTCTCACCTGCAGTTGACATAACAATTATAGGTTTAGCAGTTTTCTTAATTGTGTGCGTAGCATCCTGTATTAAAGAGTTGATACCAGCATTCAAAGTGTTGTATATTCTTTCACCATGTATGCCTGTAATAACCAAAGCAACAGTATGCCTGCTTGCTGCAACATATAACCATTCAAGTTTTTCCGCTTGTGCAATATCATTAACAGTTTCGATGCATAAGCCAACAACGGGCGCTCTTTGCCCTTTACTTTCATGTATTGTAAAAGTATTGTTGTTCAATATTTTTGTATTGTTAGTTGGTGATAAAGTAAAAGAACATGAAGATAAAACACGTTTATCTGGTGAGTAAAAGACACTCCTGTTCGTTCTACCAGCACTATAGATATTAATGCCCTTTGCTCTTAATGCCATTGCGACATCTGTTGGTATACCATAACTTACATTACTATTATAATTCAAATCAGTGTGTTTATTGATATGATGTTCAGCAATATCATTAACATTGGTAAAATTTATCAACCCTATTTGTTTTGGATCACAAAATACAAGTAATTTAGATTCAGTTATCTGTTGTATGATATAATAATAAACAACGGAATGATCTTGACCCTCATCTATTACAATGGTGTCTTCTGGTTTCCAATTATACTTTTTGCTGTTCCTGATAAGATTAGTGATACCAGTATGTGGTGTATGTGCTGATTCTACTCCAAATTTTCTCAAATCATTAACATTAGACAAACTCGTTGTGATGACACATTTTGGTTTACGTGATGCAATTGTACGACTTTTCCCACTAGCGGCAACGCCAACGAAAAAACTCGCTTCAAAAGTTGTATCCTCAGTAATCGGGTTCATGAAATTGTTGATTGCTTTTGCAGCATTACTTACGACAGGAACAGTAGAATTTAACATTTCCGCAATGTATTCATTATACATGACGGGTGTAATAGTTATTTTTTTAACTTGATCTATGTTACTAACTTCCGGGTTTCCCCTTTCGTTGCAATGTATTGCGTTGTCGTAAAGTGCAGCTTTGAAAAAATCTAAGACTTGTTGTTCTGAATTGTTCTTAACTATTTTTGAGTTACTAAAAGCAACGCCTGGTGTGAGGAGAAAATAGCATTCTGATGAAGTCTCTTTTGGCTGTCTGAAACATTGGATTTGATTATAGTTCGTATTCCTGCACATAGATGTTATCATGTTCAAAACAAATAAGTTACCCTCACCTTGATCCGGTTGCCAAATATTAGCTTTTAAGATTAAATCCAAACTATATTGACTACAATATTTGATCAACGTTTTAACGTTATCTTCAGCTTCGAGCAAGGGGACGTCGAATAATACGACATCTGAGTTTTTGTTTCTGATTATTTTCATGTGTTCTTCTGTCAATTCATTGTAATGAAATAGCGCTTTATCAGC